GATGGACAGTTTGAACCATTTCTACGTGCAATGTTAAGGGCTTTAGCTGCAGGTATAGGTTGCAGTTATGAAAGTATTAGTAGAGATTATTCACAAACTAATTATTCTAGTAGCCGTTTAAGTTTATTACAAGATCAAGAAGCATTTAAAGCTTTACAGTTTCAATTAAGAGAAAACTTTTTATCTATTGTTTTTGATGAATGGTTAGAAGCTGCTGTATTATCTGGAACTTTACAATTACCAACATATTTAGATGAACCTAATAAATATAAAATGGTTAAATGGTTGTTTAGAGGTTGGGGTTGGGTAGATCCTATGAAAGAGGTTCAAAGTGCAAAAGAAGCTATAAGGGCTGGACTTAAAACACAGTCTCAATGTATAGCTGAAATGGGTGGTGATTTAGAAGAATTATTAATGGCTAGAAAGAATGAAATTGATATGGCTGCTGAATTAGGTTTAGAATTTGATACAGAAGTTAAGGCTAATACGTCAGAATCTAGTAATATAGAAACAACACTTAATGAAAATTATGAACAAGCGTGATTATGAGGAAAAATCATTACAGCGTGATTTTACTCTAGAAATAAAACAAGTTGAAAAAGAAGATAGAACTATAGAGTTTCCTTTTAGTTCAGAATTACCTGTAGAAAGGTATTTTGGTAGTGAAGTATTAGAACATAGTAGAGAAGCAGCTAATTTAAAAAGGCTTAATGATGGCGCACCTTTTTTATGGAATCACAACCCTGATCAGGTACTAGGTGTAGTAGAAAGAGCATATATTGATGAAAAAAAGAAAAGAGGTTATGCAAGAGTACGTTTTAGTGAAGAAGAATTTGCAGACAGTAAATTTAGAGATGTTAAAAATAAAATTTTACGTAATATTTCTTTTGGCTATGTTATTAATAAGGCTGAAGAAGTAGATAATTCTATTGTTGCTAGAGATTGGGAAGCCTTTGAGGTTAGCTTAGTTTCAATTCCAGCAGATAATTCAATAGGTATTTCACGTTCAATAAATAATAAAATTGAAGTAAATGATATGCAAAACAACAATAAAAAGGATAATATTATGGAAGAAGCTCACGTTTCTGCATCTTCTGATGCATTGCCCACTAAATTATCTATTAAACACATGACCACTAACGAGAAAGAAATCGATTTAGTGCGTTCAGAAGATGCCATTAATAAGGCTCTTAAATCTGATCGTGCAAGATTTGACCAGATTAGAAAAACTGGTAAGAAATATGATATGAATGATCTAGCTGATGAATACATTAGAGATGGTCGTTCTGTGCAGGAATTTAACCAAGCTGTGATGGATCAGTGGAACCCAGAAAAGATTACACCAAAACCACAAGACGCAGAAATTGGTTTAAGTGAAGCTGAAACAAGAAGTTTTAGTTTTATTAGAGCTTTAAACTATTTAGCAAATCCTGGTGATAGAGCAGCAAGAGAAGCAGCAGCTTTTGAAATTGAGGCATCTAACGCAGCAGCTAAAAAAGCAGGTAGAGTTTCTAGAGGTATTACAGTTCCTTATGATGTAATGCGTAGAGATTTAAAAACCTCACCTGCAACACAAGGCGGTAACTTAGTACAAACAGATTTAGATAGTGCTAATTTTATTGATCTTTTGAGAAATAGTTCTGCATTAGACCAAGCAGGTGCAACTACTCTTACTGGATTACAAGGAAATATTGCAATTCCTAGACAGTCAGGAGCAGCAACAGCATATTGGGTAGCCGAAGGTGGCGCACCTACTGAATCTCAGCAAGCAATACAACAAGTTTCAATGGTTCCTAGAACTTGTGGGGCTTTTACTGACATCTCAAGAAAACTATTAATTCAATCATCTATTGATGTTGAGCAAATGGTGAGATCGGATATTGCAAAAGTTATTGCATTAGAAATTGACAGGGCTGCACTTTATGGTACAGGTTCTTCAAATGAGCCATTAGGTTTACATAACACTAGCGGTATTGGTACAGAATCAATTACAGCTAATAACCCAACATTTGCTCAAGTGGTAAACATGGAAAGTGATGTAGCTGCTGCAAATGCTTTAATGGGTAACCTTGCATATATTACTAATGCAACTATTAGAGGTGCTATGAAGGTTAAAGCTAAAGATTCTGGTTCTGGCTTATTCCTTTGGGATGGCAACAACACAGTAAACGGCTACAATGCTTTCATGTCAAATCAAGTTGAAGCTGGTGATATCTGGTTCGGTAACTGGTCTGATTGTATTATTGGCTATTGGTCATCACTTGATCTTTTAGTTGATCCTTATACACATTCAACATCAGGTACTATCCGTATTACTGCCTTACAAGATGTAGACGTAGCATTTAGACATGCTGCTTCATTTAGCTTAGGTGCATAATATGAAACTTAAAGTTTTACGGTCTTTTCTATGGGCTGGTAAGGTTGTAAAAGTAGATGAAATTTTTGAAATAGATTCTGTTCATGCAACTGATTTAATTAGTTCTGGAAAGGCCATAGAAACTTTAGAAGTTATTGAGGAAGTAGTAGAACCTCAAGTTAAACCTAAAAAAACTACTAAACGTAAAAAAACTACCCCCCTTTCTGAATAATGACTATTCAAAACTTAGGTTCTAAGACAACTGCTCTAGACCTTTTAGCTAATGATGTTGTAGCTGCAACTGGTGTTGGTTCTGCTATTGACCTACAAGGATACGAAGGCTCTGCTGCTTTTGTACTTTCTGCTGAAGCAGGTGGATCTGGCATTACTTATGCTGTAAAAATTACAGAATGTGATACATCTGGTGGTACTTATTCTGATGTAACAGATGGTGCATTTACAACTACTTCTGCTAATACTGCTGCATTTGAAAAAATCTATCTTAATGTTTCTTCTTTAAAGCGTTTTGTAAAGGTTTCTACAACAGTTGCAGGTGGAACTGGTGCAGGTGCTTTATGTGTAACAGCCTTAGTATCCGCTAAGTATGGCTAATGTCATTTGCAGATGATTTAACAACAGTTTTTGGTTCTCCCTTTGGTGTTTCATGCACTTCTGGGGGAACTACTGCTAATGGAATACTAGATGAACCAACTGATGTTTTAGCAGGTGATCAGGTTATTTCTGTTGGTTATGTTCTGCATTGTAAAAATTCTGATTTCGGTTCTTTAGTTGCAGGTGATTCTATTACTGTAAATAGTACAGCTTATACTGTAAGAACAAATGAAGCAGGTCTTGATGGTTTAACAAGAGAAATTACTTTACAAAAAACATGACTACTAAACGTGAAAATATATTAGCTCGCTTATTAACTGTTATTACACCAACTACAGGTATTTCTAATAGAGCATATAGAGATAGAGTAGTTGCATTAACAAGAACTCAAACACCAAGTATTTTAATAGAAGCTGTAGACGATACCCCAGAACAAAATACAAGTTTACCTACATTAGATTGGTCAATGACTGTTAGATGTGCAGTTATTGTTAGATCATCTACACCTGTTACAACTGCTGATGCTGTAGTAGAAAATATGCATAGCAGAATAATGGCAGATTTAACAGTTAATGGTAATGCGATAGATATACAACCTGGCGCTGTTGTTATAGAAACACTAGATTCTGATCAACCTACAGGAATTATTAATTGTAATTATATAGTGCGATATAGAACAGAAGTAGACGATTTAACGCAATAGATGGTGTTTCTTACTAAAAACCTTTATTATATAAACATACTGATTAAATGTAACAATGCCTAAGCTACACAGAAAAAGAAGCATATTAGCAAAAGCAGAATCTAGTTATGGTACAGATCCTAACCCAACAGGTAGTGCCAACTATGTACAGGTAATTGACCTGAATATAGAACCTATACAAAGTGATGAAGTTAGTAGAGATTTAATAAGACCATATATGGGTAACTATGAAGTAATACCTGCTAATACAAGAGTTAATGTAACCTTTGATGTAGAAATGGCGGGGTCAGGTTCTGCGGGTACAGCGCCCAAGTACGGAAGTGTATTAAAAGCGTGTGGACTTAGTGAAACAATAAGCGGTGGTAATACAGTTACTTATGCACCTGTAGCAACACCATCTGACAGCGTAACATTATTTGTTA